TTGTAGCAGCTACAGCAGGCGCATTAAGTGTTGCACTGCCACTGGTACTACCAGCTAGTTTTAGGTTGCCACTATTAAAGGTTTGAGCTGCTGTAAAGGTATTTGCCACACTAGTGCTAACATTACCAGCAGCACCTTGTGGCCCGGTTGGTCCTGTGGCACCTGTGGTGCCTGTGGTACCTTGTGGCCCAGTTGGGCCTGTTGGCCCTGTATCACCTTTGGTAGCATACGGCAAACTAGTCCAACTAGTACTGCCATTGCCTACCTTAAATTTATTGGTGTCGGTTTCAACACCTAATTCACCAGCAGCTAGTGTAGGATTTGCACTAGTCCAAGCTGCTGCCGTACCTCGTCTAAGTTGAATTTGTTGTGGCATTAGATAGTACCTCCATCAATAGCCAGTATAGATAGATAGCTAGAATCTGGAAATCCGCCATCAATTACTGTGTTACCACCTCCAGCAGTACCATTAGCTGCTAGTGTAACTTGCCCTTGACTGTTTACTGTGATATTAGCATTAGTATAACTGCCTGCTGTAACACCAGTTGTAGCAATATTTTTATCATTGATTTTGGTTGTCATAGTTCAGTCCTTTGCCAACTTGTGGTATTTTCGTTCCAACTATACATTTGTCCATCTTGTGGATATGGTTGAGGTGCTGTCCACTGACACGTTTGTTCGTCTAATTGCCAGCTGTTAAACGGTTTAGGTGGAATAAATGCATTTCTTACGCTATCGTAAGTATAACCTATGCCAGCATAGTTTTTGCGAAAATTGCCGTTATAACTAGTTTGCCGCCAAGTTCCACCAAGAATTTTTTCTAAGTGAGCAGCACCAATATGCTCACGCTCAACACCACTACTATCACTAGTATCACGATTGTCTACAACAACTACTTGAGTAACTAGGTTATTTTCGTCAATTTTTGCAAAATGTGCCATAGGTTAAATTTCCAATTTAAGTCCAGTTAAGTCCATTTCTTCTCCGACTACACCAACTGGAAAAGTGTTAAACGATAGTGAGATGCGAGTATCTTCACCTTTAATTTCAGGAACCATGTGGGTTAGTGACGATGGAAATAATATTAGCTTGCCAGCAGTAACCTCAAACCACCAGCTTTCGCTATTATATGCGTTCCACTCTTGTGGTGGAAACTTAATTTGCTGCCAGCCATCTTTGTAGAAGTAAATCCGATCATCAGGGTTTGTTTGCACATAAAACACGCCACTGATATAGCTGTTGGGATGTGCGTGTTTGTGGTGGTACTGACCTTGCTCGCTATAGTTGCACCAGCTTTGCGTCACTCTCAGACTTACATTGTGCTTAGGATTGACTGTGGACTTGAAGTATTCCGAAACAGCATCCTCGATGAACGAACGTAGATTCGTCAGCACAGGGTTACGAAGTACGAAGTTATCAGTGCTTGTCGTATTTCCCTGATTCGGTCTTGTCTGTAACTCACGGATGAAGAACAACTCCTCATCGCTTAATGAACGACCTAGCTCAGCAAAGCCTACAGGTGTCGGAAACAGATTATGCAATTGCATCTTCAATTTCCTTTTGCTTGATGCCCATTTCTTCTAACTGTTCAGGTAGCCAGATCGTAGGGATTGAATCTTCAAACTCTCTGATCTTGTCTATCACCCAATAGACTTCTTCAATACTCGGACAAGGTCTAGGATCATCCCAGCGTGTAAAGACGTTGTTAGAGATTTCCCACTTAGCACCCGGACGAAGCAAGTGCATGGCTGTGTCAATCCCCAGAAACCTAAATACCTTTGTTGTCATAGACCCTCTTATTGATTTATTTTTATGATGACGATACCGGAGCCGCCGTTTGTTGCTACATCATTATTTGGGTTTAGCTGCCCACTGCCGCCACCAGCCCCGCCTCCGGTATTTGTAGTTCCTGGCGTAGCGGCGGTTAATGTAAATCCGGAACTAACTCCACTAATACTTCCATCCCCGCCGCCACCTTTTTGTGAAGTAGTTGATGTTCCTCCACCTAAACCCATTGAATACCCAGAACCATTAGCAACAGCTCCACCACCACCGCCAGCATAATATATGGAAGAGCCGGTTATACTAGATGCCGTTGCCGCCCCACCATTACCACCAACCGTCCCACCATTTGCTCCGGCCCCACCAGATCCGCCGCCGCCGCCCGAACCATAATTACCGCTAGGGCCAGCAGAAGATCCTCCATCATAGCCCTGTCTTGCGCTAATACCTGTTCCGCTTAAAGCGCCTGTAATTGTTGTGCTTGAAACAGTTTGGCTTGCGCTAACAGTATATGTTCCCGCTCCGCCTGTTCCTGTTCCTAGAGCTGTTATTGTGGTTCCAGCAGTTACACCAGTTCCGCTAAGAATCATTCCAACTAAAAATGTATTTGTTACTGTCCCACCAACAGTAAGCGTAGTTCCAGAAATAGACGATGCCGTACCGGATGCAGATGGGTTCCCTGTTCCAGCTGCTGTAAATGCACTTGTTGACCCACCACCACCACCAGAACCCCCAGAACTGGCTGCGTTACCACCAAAATTTCCACCGCCACGAGCCCCAAAACCACCTCCGAGTGAAGTAATAGGGCCAAAGGCTGAATTGGAACCGTTTGTGTTATAACCCCCGCCACCGCCGACAGTGATTGTGTAGTCGGTTCCTGCTGTAACACTTAATCCTGTTCCAGTACGAAGGCCACCAGCGCCCCCTCCTCCGGCATAATATCCATTACCACCACCGCCACCCGCAACCACAAGATAGTCAACGCTGGTTACACCTGTCGGGCATTTCCACGTAGTCGTGCCTTTGAATACAAAGACGGTTTGGCTAGGTACGGTGTACTTTAGGATGACGATACCGGAGCCGCCTGTGCCGCCGTTTGTTTTGTTAGCAGGAGTATCACCATAACCACCACCACCCCCACCACCTGTGTTTGCTGTGCCGTCGCCTCCAGCAACACTAGCAGTAGCTGAACCATTTCCACCTCCGCCAGTGCCGCCAGTGCCGCCAGTTTTTGGAGAAACCGTATTCGTTCCTCCACCGCCGCCACCAGCATAAGTAACACTACTTCCAGAAATAGTTGATGCTGTTCCTGCGCCACCATTCCCGCCAGCCGAACTCGTGGCCGCTGCCGCTGCACTTCCTGCGCCACTAGCACCACCCCCGCCACCTCCTGCTGCATAGGAAGTGCCAGGGCCAGAACCAACACCGCCGTTTGACCCTTGCGAAGGAGATGTTGATGGTGTATTTCCATTTCCAGAAGATGAATTTCCTGTATGCGAACTTCCACCCCCAGAACCACCATTAGCACCCGTTACGGTTCCGTAAGGAGCAGGACTTCCCGGAACAAGAAAACCACCGCCACCGCCACCGCCATAAGCCTTGAAAGTATTTGTACCGGCTCCAGAGGGGTTTTCCGTAATCGGCGATCCAGCAATAGAACTATCCGTACCATTATTGCCAATAGTTCCAGGCGAGCCTGTTGATCTAGCGCCGCCTCCACCAACAGTAATAGTGTAATCAGTTCCCGCAGTGACAGATAAACCTGTTCCCGTCCTAAATCCACCCGCACCGCCGCCACCGCCTATCCCCGTTCCACCCCCACCCCCACCAGCGACAACCAAATACTCAACCTCTGTCACCCCAGCAGGGCAAGTCCACGTACTGGTAGCTGTAAAGGTTTGGATGACGGTGTAGCCAAATACTGGCCAAGTGCCGCTTTGCTTAGCTACTAGTTGCTCCATTAAAGACCAAATGCCTTTAGCAGAGCTAACGGTTGGTTGATTAGCAGCTCCAATAATGCCGCCATTACCGCGCATTAGCTAATCTCCTCATAACTTACTACTATTTCTAGTAGGCTAGTAGCTGTAGTTTGTGCACGAACTATATCACCTTCTTCTAGATAAATATTAGCATCTTTGCTAATAACTACAAGGCTGGAATCGGCAGGTACAATTATTGTTTTAGCTAGATAAAAATTTGTTCCAGCACCTTCACTGCTATCATAAAATACTACATTAACTTCGGCGTTATTAGTTCCGTGTACGTTAGACACAATAATACTATTTATCTTAAATACTTTATTACTGGCTGCACTATTAGTTACTATATCTAATAAACTTGCAGTAAGGGCCTTACCAACGGTTTTACCAATAATGGTTGTAACATTGACTATATTTGGTGCTGCCATATTATCCTCCAAATACCATTGCCATGGCAATAGCCTTTCCTGTTGTTATTCCACCACCGCTACCGTTAGCTGCTAAAGTAATTCTACCATAAGTATCTACTGTAATATTAGCATTTGTATAACTGCCTGCGGTAACGCCGCTGGTGGCAAGGCTAACAGTTCCTGTAGTAGTAATTGGTCCGCCAGTTAATCCAGCACCAGTTGATATTTGCTGTACACTACCGCCACCGCCTCCACCCATTACACGAATCTGAATGTTCACACCGGTTGCAGGAGCAGTGGTAAATACTACATTACTACCTGAAACAGTATAATCAGTAGTTGGTACTTGTGTAACACCGTTTTCTAATACTAGAATATTATTTACAGTAATTCCGCTAACGGCGGCAAATGTGGTTGTACTACCGTCTCCGGTATACGTATAAGTTGAATATGCTACCCCACCACCAGCCGATAAAGCAATTGTAATAGAACCATTACCATTAGTAATATCTATGCCTGAACCAGCGGTTAGGGTTGCTTTAGTAAGTGTATTGCCGGTAGAGTTACCAATTAATAATTGACCATTAGTAAAAGTTGTTTGTCCTGTACCACCATTTGCAGGAATTAAAGTACCAGCAAGCGTAATAGTTCCTGTAGTGGTTATAGGTCCGCCAGTCGCTGTAAGACCTGTGGTTCCACCAGATATATTTACACTTTGCACAGTGCCGCTAGCACCTCCTACACCAGTAACACTGCTAGACATGCCAGTATCGC